CAGCAGAAAGTTTGCATTCAGTAGCAGTTCCTTCGGTGTCGCAACCCCGTAATGCTTTAGGAGATCATTAGATTTTAAAGAAGGGTCAACTAACCCTTTAATGACCGTGTGAGCGCGAATTAATCCGTGATCAACCTCCCCGTCACCGGTTGAGATTTCGGCAATCTCTTCTTGCTCGTCATAGGTAAGCGCTTGAAGTGTGAATATGACCGTAGCGCCAGCAAGCGCAGAGAGACGAGGCAATTCCACCTTCTTGGTCGGTTTAACCACTTTGGATCTATCAATTTTCAGCAGCATATCGAGTGTTGACATTTAAATTCCTCCGCCCGTAATAAGATCATTGGTTTCCCATTTTGTGAATGTGAATGGCGCTTCCGTTTCTCCTTTGACGCCAGCTTCCCAGTCAGCAAGAGTGAGGTCGTTGAAGCTGGCATCCGAGACAGTAACCCTTTCGGCCCCGAATGCTGCTGGATCATTCAACGAGCTCAGGATGGTCGCTCTAGGCAGAATGCCTTTTTGGATGGCAGCACTGTACTTCTTAATCATCCGCGAGTTAACCTTGTGCAGCCTGACACTGCCATTCCCTTTATAGCCCATGAATTTCGAATCGACGCCCATATTCCCCGCCAACTGCACATCCTCTTTGTTGAACTCAAGCTTGGCTTGGAATGCTTTGACCTCAGCGACATAGTCGCCATCGATCCAGAGCTCGCCACCCGTACCACTGATAATCCTTTCGCCATTAAAGCCTGCTGGCATGATTCATTCCCTCCTAGAGGTAAATTTGCATATCGAAGTCCTCAATGGCGTCGAGTGCTCGCAGCGGGCCGCCGATGAACACCTTGTCGCGAGTGTTTTCTTCTTTCACTTCCTGATCCGTCAGGAGTGCTACCACGTCAGCTCCATGGATCGTCTTGAGGAATGCCCGTTGGGCGGCTATGTTGATGTCTGCCCGGCTAAGCCCAGGATCCAGAATGCCCTGGAGCTCCAATTCCCCGTAGTACGCATTAATCGCATTGAGCAGCAGAAGCTTATTGGTGTACGAGTTGGAGACCTTGCCGATATAGTTGTCCTCAATCGTCTGCTTGATGTCCGTGTATGTCTTATTGAACACCCGGACCAATTTGATCTTTTGCCAGTCGGCACCAAACGGATCGGCCAGCGTCGTAAGGGACGTTACCCCTCGAGCAATCTTGACCTTCTCACCGTCATTGATCAGGATCAGCTTGCCGGCGGCAATGGCTGTGTTGGCCTCGGTTTTCGTAAGCTTCGGCACATCCGTCACATCTGGCAGCACCTGATAGGTTGGGGCCACGGTGAGCGATAGGCCGGCGAGCAGGCCGGCAATCCGGGCCAGGAAATTGGTCGTTGTGTAGCTCGTGGCACCAACATAGATGTTGTCGGTAGCAAAATTCACGATAGCCGGGTGGTCACCGGCGTGGTTCGGCAGTACGAACATGATCTTCCGATCCTTGGCGTCATACATGCCCTTGGCCCATGTAGCCGCTGAGGACACATCTCCGGCGGCGATTCCGGGGACAGTCCCGACATTCCATGGAATGGTTTCCAGGTAGTTGTACGCAGCGGAATAGTCCGACGCGGTGGATGGTATTACGACGACCTTCACCATTGCAGGCGTGCCGATCATTGCCAGAGCGATATGGCTTTTGTTGACCACCGTCAATCCAGCCGGAATTTCATCGCCTGGGCGCAGCTTGTACTCAACGACGCCGGTCGAGACGGACGTGTCCTTGAGCACGATCGCCAGCACGCCCGCGCCGCCCTGCTGAATCGCGGCGGTGGCAATAGATTTGAACACGATATTTACATTAGGCAAACCGAGTGCCATTGGTCATCCTCCTTCTTGGTCCAAGTGGACCTCTTGCATGGTGTCGTACTCCGGCAGCTGCCGGTTGGTCTGACCCTCCAGGACAATGGTGATATAGACTTCATCGTCTCTCGGCCCGCCGTCGATGCTTGCGATCGTGTAGACAGCACCGTCAGGGGCTTTCATTGCAGGTGATTCCTGGAATGCCGTCATAAGGCGGTCCGAAACGTCGATTTGATCGAATGCGTCCGGTTCTTCGCCTCGTACAAGCTTCGGGAAGTACACGATCTGCCAAGTCATTCGCCACTGCCGGTAATTGAGGTTCAAAAACTCGCCCGAATGGGTCGCCAATTGCACGAAAAAAGACGGCTGCTTAAAGCCGTCCGGAACCGTGTTGACGTATGTCGTCGTGACCTCGGGAATCGTGTCCTTCAGGAGCCGCCGGATGGCGTCCAGGCTGCTACGAATCATCGAAGCCCGCCTCCCTCCCAATCTCCCGGATGAAGTCGTCGACTATTTCTGGAATGTCCCGGTTCGTCTTCTCCAACGCCCGCTTGAAGAAATGAGTACCGGGGACAAAGCCGAGATTCTTCTTGGTTCTCCGGATCCGGCCGTTCTTCATCTTCTTGCGCGTCACTTTTACCAGCTTGTGGCCATCTTCAACCATGCGAGCGTACCAGACCTTGGTACCGACCTCGATCGTCTCGCCGGGATCGACAAAGAGAATCCATTCCTTTTGCCCCTTGTAGAGCTCACGCTTAAAGGATGCCCGGAGGCGACCAGAGCTGACCGGTACCTCGGCCGCACAATTCTGCAGATGCTTCTTCCCGACATCATAGCGCAGCTGGTTGTAACGCTTTTTGTCTCGAGCCGCATGCCCCAGTGCCTTGGAAAGTTGGTCGAGACCTTCAATTTTGAAACTCATGCGGAACCCTCCCGCTCCACCTGAACCTCTGTATGGTGATTGTTGGGACGATACGGCTCACCCGCCCGGTACTCCCCAGCACCGTTGACTTTGACCAAGTCGCCGGCCTGTACATTTGCTGCTGCAGGCATATACAGCATGTACACTTCGGCAATGGCCGTATCAGGCTCCCCTCGCGTCGCCTGGATACTTTTTCGCGACAGGCGGCAGGCGTAGGAGTTGACCGCCTGGTAATCGTCTTCCCCATTTAGAGGCGTGTTGTATTCGTCTTTCTGTGGCAGCGGACGCCAGATGGTGCAGCGCTGCGGCAGCATGCCGGGGCCCATTACACCGCCCACCTCCCAACATAAGGCGAGATGAGCGCTTGAATATGAGGCGGCAAGGAGCCACTTTCTTTCGCCACCTGGTATTTCACCGAGTAATCGGCAATACGCTCGGATTCAAACGCTGTCGAGCCCTTGAACAGGTCCATGGCATACATAATGCAGGCCACCTCAAGCGGGCGCGGCAGCGTGACACTGTCTTCATGATCAGCATCAGCCGGCAGTACATATCCCGCTTGATAGGTCACCTCGACATTCTCGATTCCAGACGCCCAAACGCCTCCCGGACGCAAGAGCATGCCCTTTTCGGGCAGAATTTCCGCATCGGTGACGAGCGTTCCGCCTACCTTAACGCTGGAAACATCCAATATCGGGTAGTTTTTCAGCTCCAGGTAGGCCTGACTGCTCCCGCTCCGCCGTTCCGTGTACTCCTGCAGGCGAAAAGTTCGTCTGCAGTACGCTTCGATGGACTGGCTTGCGGCTTCAATCATCATTTGCAGGAGGTCATCCTGTGATTCGTCCTCATTCGGGATCTGCAACTTCTTTTTGACCTTGTCCAGGGTCGTCAACATCGTCGTCACCGGCCTTTGTCTCCGTTTCCGGCTTTTGGGCCTCTTTCGGCTTGGAATGGAGCTGAATCATCCCATTCGGGTGCAAATACCGCCCAAAACCGAGGTATTCGACGCCTTCTGGCAGCTTTTTATCATCCGGTTTCCCTTCTGCTTTGGCGTGGCCACATTCGATCCAGGCTGCAGCGAGCTCGAAGTCTAGCTCCACCTGATCCCCCGGAGCGAGGGACCAGTCTGCGGAGCCGATGGAAACCAGCATTTTGACCTTTTGAGTCTTCATTTCGTCACCTCCAAGGCGTTTATATCGGTATCAGGTCGCGGAGTTAGCGTAATACTTCAGTGGGCCGCCGGCATCTTGGAGGGCGCCATCGTGACGGCTGAAGGCGATGAAGCCGACTTGACCGGATTCAGCGTATTTCTCCGCCATCCGGATAATCGTCACGTCCATGACGTCGCGGATGAAGTATTTGCTGAAGTCGCCGAAGAGTACCGACTTGGCGTTAGCGGCCATAGCAGGCATGTCGCTGTTGATGATGTACGAGTAGTTGAGGATCGAGTCCGGCTGGTTGAGCGCGACTCCCGGAACCCACAGCAGCCGGCCCATGTTGTCCTTCAGTTTCTTGATCGCTTTGAGCGAGCTGTCCGCGAACATGAACTGGGAAATGCCGCGGTATGCGGGGTCAACGCTGTGTTCGAGGTCGATCAAATCGTCGACCGTGATGGACGTGGTTTGGCCGGTAGCACCCACCTTGCCTTGAGAGGCGCCGGTGACGGCGCCTTGCGGTTGCCCGACACCCGTACCGATCGTGAAGTGCTCATTCGTACCGCGTCCGAAGCGCTCGGCGATTGCCCGGCGCAGATAGGCCTCCAGATCGAAGGCGCTGTCCTGCAGCAGCTCGATGGAAATGAGGATGGTCTTGGAGCTGTATTTGTAGGCGCCCAGGACCTTTTGCCCGAAGCTAGGGTCCGGTCCGAGTCCGGCAGCCGTGTTTTCGGCGACGATGACGGCTTTGTTGCCCGTGTCATCGACGTTAGGAATCGGCAACGGATTGCCGCTGGCCGTCCGGAGCACAGTTGCTCGGGATTGACGCATGCCGCCGTACCATTTCATGGCCTCGATCAGGCTGTTATAAAAGCCCTGCGGGACCGTGTAGCCGGCCCCTGGGGCCGAGGTGGACGTGGAAAGCGCCCGGTGTTCCTGCAGCATGGAGCGCTGCTCGTTGTTGATTTCGCGTCCGGACATCATGTCGAAGAAGGCCCTGCGGTATTCTTCGGTCTCGATAGCCTTTTTACTCCGAGATTCGGAGCCGCCATCTGCCGACGGTTGGACGGCCCTGGACTCGAGCTCTGCTTGCTCCTGGATGAAGCGCTCTTCGCGGTCGATCGTCGCCTTCAGACGATCCGACTCGGCCATCAGCTTGTCGTACTGCTCCTGCTCAGCGGCGTCGAAGCCGCGCTTTTCGTTGGTCGCTTTGTCGTGAAGCCCTTTTGCCTGCTCCCAGAGCTTGGCGCGTTCCTGCCGCATTTCGATGATCGTGGTTACTTGTGCTGCCATGAATGATCAACCTCCTAAGGTTTGTAAAGATGGAGTTGTCTTGCGCGCTGCTCTGCTTCCAGATCAGGCGTTTCAGTGCTTTTCGGCATAGGGATAGCAGGGCGGGACTTGAAAACCTCTTCCTCCGATCGCGTTCCGACGCTGGATGAAGGGTAGGCAGGGCGAGTGACGGGGCTGACCTCGATCAACTCAGCTTCCACAACGGTCCTGATAGGCATATCCGGGTTCGTTTCGTTCCACTCTTCCTTCACGGCGCGAAATATAAAAGACGATCCCCGCACGTCGCCGCGCTCGATCGTCTCCAAGTATTTATCCGCCCAGGAAGGGGGCTCAATTTCGTAACGCAGGCCGATTTCATCTTCCTCCACTTGTAAGGTCGAGGGCGTGCGCCCCAGAATCTCCCGCTCGTCGTGCTGCCAAGCAGCGTAAACGTCGGCCATCCGGTTGGTAAAGGCACCTTTGCGGAATTGCTCTTGAAACATGCCCCAGATAGGGTTTGAAAGCTGATTCCAGCGAACCGCGTAACCGATGATCTTAGTTGGCTGACCATCAATTTTACGGACTTCCGGCTTGTTTTCCGGGATCAGGATTGATCGGATTTCTTTCTGCTTGTCCAGACTGTTCACCTCCCTTCCCCGTGGCGTTGACCGGGGTCATGTTGCCATTGACCAAGTACGCCTCACCTTCTGGTCCGTCGATCGGATTCATATCCTCCATCTCGAGCCATGTGTTGGCGTTGATGATGCCGTTTTGCCTCATGATGTTGAGACCTTCCTGCCGGCTCTTGTAGTCGCCGCGCATGAGGCCGTTGACATTGAACAAGGCTTGATATTTTTTCCGCTCCGGCCGGGTCAGCAGTTTGAGTTTGATCGCCTGTTCCCATCGGACAACCCAGGGCCTAATCGTGTGCATCACGAATTCGATGGATTGATGCTCGATGTTGTTGTTCGTCGAGCGCTCCAGGTCGCCGATCATGTGCGGCGGCACGCGGAAGATCCTTGCGATCTCGCCGAGTTGGAACTTCCGGGTCTCTAAAAACTGCGAGTCCTCTGGAGGCAGGCCAATCTGCTTGTACTGCATGCCTTCCTCAAGTATGGCGATCCTGTGCTGTTTCTGCAGACCGCTGTGCATGTCGTGCCATTGATTCCGGAGGCGATCAATCGCCGCCTGATCGCCGATTTTCCTCGTGCTTTCAATTACGCCGCCGGGACGCGCTCCATTCCCAAAGTAGGTCGCCCCATACTTTTCGGTCGCCAGCGTTAGGCCGATGGCTTCGCGCTGCTTCGAAATGGGCGAATATCCCTTCAGTCCGTCGAACCCGAGCCCCGGAATATGAAGCACCCGGTATGCAGGCAGCACGACGGCGTCTCCGGTCCTCTGAATGATGGTGTGGTACCAAATAGCCCCATTGGCGTCTCGGTTGACCCAGGTTTGATCCGGCCGCAAGGGCCAGAGTCCAATCACCCGGCCAGCTCCATCCCACTCGATTTCCGCATAGGCATTCCCCCAGGTGGCGAGATGACCCATCAGCGTCTCGATGAACACGAACGCCGTCATTTCTTCATTGGGAGAGTCATGCAGAATGGAATGCAACGGGTGGCTGTATGCCACTTCCTTTCCGCCCTGTTTCCGTTGCTGGTAAAGCTGCAGAGGAAGAGACGCGATCGTTTCGGCCAGGATCCGGACGCAAGCAAAAACGGCCGTCGAGTGCAGCGCTGTGTTTTCGTTGACAAGGATGCCGGAGGAAGCCGGTTCGCCATCCGTCAGCCAATCCACCAGCCATGAATCGGGATTCGCCAACGTGGAAGATCTCTCTTCCAGGACCGCTTCGGCAGCCTGCCGCTGAACCCAGTTGCTCAAAAATGGAATTCTCAGGTCGTTCACCTCCCCCCTATGTTGTGATTAAGCCTCGGGACCGGTACACAGAGTCATTGCTTTCCTGGTTCACATACAGCGAATGCGCCGTGATCAGGGCCGCGACGGGGTCGATCCTGTTTTTGGACTTTTTCTTGTCCAGCAGGATGTTCTCGTGATGATCTTCCTTCGTGACTGCATTGCCCATCGCCCAATCCAGCACCGGGTTGTTCCCGTGAATGACTCGGCCTTGGTAGACGAGCTCGCGAAAGTTTTTCGTCGGCTCAGACAAATGATTCATCCGCTGCGGCACCTCGACCATTTCATAACCACGGTCCTTCATCTCTTGTGAGATCAGGCCGGCAGACCAGTCGTCGTAACAAACCTCCGAGATGATCCAGCGATTTTCACGCTCCTGATCGTAGACATACTTCTGAATCAAGCGGTAATCGACCACATTTCCCGGCGTGACAGTGAGATATCCTTGTCGGACCCAAAGATCATAGTTGACATCGTCTGTCTGCTTCCGGTCGGCCAGTTTCGCTTCTGGGATGAAGGAATGGCTCAGAACGGCCACTCGGCCATCATCCAGGTCGAATTCAAAGCTCACACTGGTCAAGTCAATCTTCTTGGAAAGGTCAAGACCAACGCGGCAGCTGCGTCCAGTCAGGTCCGGCATCGGCTCCTTGCCGCACGCTGCCCATTTGTCCATTTGCATATAGCCATCTTCCCGAGCATTCAGCCACATATTGAAGTTCTTGGTGAAGACGCCGCGTTGCTTGTCCGGGGAATCCAGCGCAATGCTCAGCTCGCTCCGCAAGAAGGCAATGCCAGATTCGCTGCTGGCTAGGAGAGGATTGCATTTAATCCAATTCCGGTCATCTTTGATGTCGTCGTCCTTGTCCATCTGGGCAATGTAGGCGAAATACTCCTCGTTGACGACCTCGCCCTCAAGAAGCTTGCAGCAGTATTGATATTCCTTGTAGCAAGGCGCGTTGAGATCAAATCCGGCCGTCGTGATGATGAACAAGAGAGGCTGCCGCCTCATGCCCATGCCCGAGACGATGACGTCGTACATATCGCTGGTGGGATGTGCGTGATATTCGTCGATGATGCCGCAGTGCGGGTTAAATCCGTCGAATTTCTTGGTTTCTTTGGACAAGGGCTGCATGCGCCCATTGCTCTTTTTGTGGACCATCAAGCTCTTGGACTTGGTAAATTTGATTCGCTTTCGAAGCGACTTGGACTTCTCGGCCATTTGCTCCGCCGCGCCGTAAACGATTCGCGCCTGCTGCCGGTCCGTCGCCGCCGTATAAACCTGAGGGCCGCCTTCTTTGTCGCCGGCGAGCATGTACAACCCAACGATCGAGAGCGTGGTGGACTTGGAGTTCTTGCGGGCCACCTGCTCATAAGCCTTTCGGAACCGCCGCAGGCCAGTTTCTCGATGCACCCAGCCGAATATGCTGCCGACGATGAACTTCAGGAACGGATCTAGCGTAACAGGGTCACCGGCCTTTACCGTCAACCCATCCTCGACGTGACAGCAAAACGAGGCAAAATAAAAAACACGCTCAGCGCGTGTCGGTTCGAAGGTGTATGGGAAGTCCTCGGTTCCCTGGCGGCCCAAGTCTTTCAAGTGCCGCTGGCAGGCGAGCCGTACATACTTGCCAGCAACAATCCTGCCCTCTTGGACGTCGGCTGCGTACTGCGTCACATCGTCCAGTTGGGCAAGTACGTTGTACATCAATCGAACTCCCCTCCGAACTCATCTTCTTCCTCCGCCTTCTCGTCCTTCAGGGCGATCCGGGTCCGGTCGTAGACAGTAAATCCGAAGCTTGCCTCGTAGGCTTTCAGGAGCTTGATGGTTGTGTTCAGCTGCGTCAGCGCTGGATTCGCAACATGCGTCACACCACCGCGAGAGTTGGAGTTGACGAACCGGGTGCCGTTCTGCCGGACATCCTCCAGAAGCACAAGCCGGCGGGCATGCAGATCGCAGTATGTGGCCAGCGCCGTCACGTCAAGATTAGTGAGCAGTTCCGTTTTCTCCATCTGCTTGACCAGATGCCGGAACATTTTTTTGCCTTCATCATCCAGCCACGTCGGGGGACGAATCTTATCGCGACCGAGACGAGAATTCATTTTCTCCTCCAGCTCGCGCCGTTTTTCCCGCTCTTCCTTGGTGATATTTCCCTCGACTTGATCGACCGGCTTCTTCGATCGGCTCATAGGCGGCCCCCTTTCGTACCCAAAATGTTTTATCAGGAAAAAAACTCACACGAAACTGGACGCGCGGTCTATATGGGAGAGGTCCTAAGATTTGCTCCCCCCTCCCCCCGCAGGCTATGAGCTATTTCTTCCTAGGTGGTGGTATGGTCTTACTCATCTGATATTCTTGGCTGAGTATCTGGAGATCAATCTCCACCAGTTTGCGGAGATCATCGACCGTAGCTATTTTGATTTTGCCATCTTGGAAGTCCTTGACCCACTTTGCAATGCCCGCTTGGACAATCGTTCGGTACTTCCCCTTGCTTCGTTCCAACTCAGCGAGTATCTCCTCAGAATCTTTCATTGTGGTCCTCCAGGTTATCCCTTAAAATGGATTCCGAGATAGTGGTTTGTCAAAACCGTGGCCACGGAGTATCCACTATCTCAACCGGGGTGACCCGGGCAGAGAGAAGGGGGCGTTCCTGCGCCTCCTTTTTCTATGCCTCTACAAGATCATTGGAGAGCAGAACCGGTTCAATACCGGTCGACTCTTTGAACCGCTGCTTGATTACGTCGCAGAAGATCGGGTCCAACTCCATCGTGTAGCAGGAACGCTCCAACTGCTCGCAGGTCATCAGTGTGGAGCCGGAACCACCAAAGAGATCGACAACGACCTCACCCTGTCGGCTGCTGTTCTTGACCGGAATAGCCAGCAGCTCGAGCGGCTTTTGTGTCGGGTGGACGTACTTGGTGACATCCCCGCGGGAGACTTCCCAAACACTGACCGGTTCCGGAGATTCAACCGGCAGCCCAGCCTTCCAGACTGTGGACTGTTTGCGATCGCCATACCACGCCGGCGCCTTGTTCTTTATATGACCATAAAAAACTGGTTCATGTTGGTATCGGTATTGCGCCCACCCGAAGGTGGCTGCGTTTTTGACCCAGACACATTGGGAGCGTGTCACGATACCAGCCAGATTCATGGCATCCTCGAATTCACGCTGATAAGACGAGGGATGAAATACATAGATAGCCGCATCCGGAGTCATAATAGCTTTGTAGTTTTCGAAAACTTCTTTCAGAAACCTCCGGAAATCTTCGTCAGACATGTCATCGTTCATGATCTGTCCTCGACCATCCTCTTTCAAGCGGGCCGAATCGCTTTGAACGGCCACATTATATGGCGGGTCCGTTATTACGAGATTTGCCTGTTTAATTTTCATTAACTCAAGAACATCTTTCATTGAAGTTGCATCTCCACACATTAGTATGTGCCGGCCGAGCTGCCACCGATCGCCTCGGCGCGTTTCCGGCTCCTTGATCCGGTCCAGCGCGTCCTGGACGTCGAACGAGTCCTCTTCAACGAGCGGATCCACTTCCACGTTCGTTTGTAGACCTGCAACCATTTGCTCGAGCGTATCTGCAGCCATCCCCGTACATGCCGCGATGTCGTCAAGCTCATAGTGGTTGGAAAGCTCTGCGACAAGAGAAGCAAGAAGTTCGTCTTCAGTGTGCCCGCGGAGTGTCGAAAGGCTGACCGTCAGGAGCTTGGACTCCTCCTCACCAGATTCGACGACAATGCAGGTCGTTTCTTTCAAGCCCGCTTTCTGCGCGGCGAGCCAACGTTTTTCCCCTTTGATGATGGTCCCATCTGAACGAACCAGAATCGGTTGTAAGACACCGTTCTGCCGGATGCTTTCAACTAAGGAGAGGAATACCGAATCTTGCATCACGTTTGGATTCCAAGTGTTCGGTTGAAGCTCCTTTAACCGATAAGTCTCAACCCTCACCTTCCAAAACCTCCATCCTCTGTCGCTGTCTTGATATCGTGATGCCTCTTGCATAATGGCTGATGGTTGTTGGGGTCCCAGAACAGCACCATGTCCATTCTGTGCGGCGTTATATGGTCGACGACCTCGGCCGGCGTGTATACGTCGTCTTTCAAGCAATGCTTGCACAGTGGATATTGTTGCAAGAAAAGAGCGCGGTATGCTCTCCACCGTGCGTCATATCCTCTCTCAGCTGCCGTCCCGCGGAACCGATCTTTTTGGGCGCGTCTTTGCTTTTCGTGCGTCCGGCAATAGCCAGCTTCGACCTTTTCCGTGCATCCTGGTTTGCAGCAAAGGCGTTTATTTTTTGTTGGGATATGATTCACTCTTCCAGAATAAGAATTTCGAAACTATTAACAGTTTCAGTGATTTTTTGCCATGCTTGCGCGGATGTATCCGGCCTGTACGGCCCTTCATTGGATGCACACTCATAAAGTTCTTTGCCGGCAGGTAACTCTTCTCCAATTCCGATCTTAGGTACAGTTACGCGACGAGCCATATTCAAACCACCTCTAAAAAGAAGTTGTCTGCATAGGATAATGCAGCTGGTGCAGATGAAAATATCCCCGCCTTTGTCGCTGTCATAAGGGCGATATCAGATATGTTTGCCTGCCATGCGCCATTAAGAAATAATCGAATGCTTCCCTTGATGGCTTGTATGGTTATTACATCTCCAGAAACCGGAGTGCCAATCATAACAGCTGCGGCTGTTATTGAACCACCAACCCTTTTAAATATCGTATTTCCGCTGACATACCATTCGTTGGTGTCGTCGACATATCGGAATACGATACGCAAGGCAGACAAATCACCACTTATCGTGACTCGTAGCGTGTAATCCGGACTGCCCGGATCAACGATCACCCGGCCCGCTCCTGAGATTAGCTTCAGCTTTCCTGAAACTATTCCCCAAACTGAACCTGTTGTGGTCACCCACGTTTGCCCGGTTTCCGTTTTTCCTGCAGTCCCATTATTGTCGGGTCTGGTGAATGTATCTTTAATCGTTTTCCGGATTCGGCGACTGATTCCGATCCCAATTCCCGCTCCAATGCGCATTAATATTCACCGATCAAGTCAGCAGCCGTCGTTGCTGTTGCCCAAATTCGCTTGATTCCCCATGGGTGAGTCATTCCACCGACCACATTTTTTCTAGTTATGACGCTGCCGTCAGCCATCGTCATTTTGATATCCCCGCTCGTTCCAACGTACAAACCTTTAGTCTCAAGGATGCCGTTGTATGAAGGGATATCGACGGAGTCATTAGGCGTTATGATTGCTGATCCTCTAGCAATTGACCTAACGTTCCTGCTGCCGTCGGTATTAATGCCGTCGGCTTCGTTCACCTTCTGTCCGTCTGATCGAAGCACATCGCCGCTTCTGGCTGCATAATCACTTGGCATTATTAATCATCCTCCATTTCATGTTTTTAGCCTCGTCTTCTTTCCTGTCGATTTCTTGGTTGCGGAGGCAAGTAACCATGAACGGCCTGCCGCAAAAACCAACGAATGAACCTCTTCATCTATTCACCTCCCCATTTAGGCATAAAAAAAGCCCCGATGTGGGGCTTGCCGTGTTTTATTCGCGCTCTTCTTCTGGAATTCTTTGGCCGAAAATCATAAGGTCTTGAGCCTCAGGGTCATCTTTGATTTTTTGTATGTATTCATTCGCTTGCTGAACAGCCTTTTCACTTCTCAAGGTAAAGAACTGTCGGCCATTTTGAAGAACAAACATCAGCCGTTCAGGCTCCTCAGGGTTCTCTTCTTCAATGTAGTGGACGTCCTTGATATAAACGACATGAAAATTCCCATCTTCATCTTCCATGAAATTAACGGCTTTCTCTGGTCCTGTATACCCAGTATTGTAAAGCCTTCGTTTTTCAACAGTCATTTCCTCGCCTCCCGCCTCGTACTTTCGACGCATAGGCACAAATTTCCTTTAATCGATGATGCCGAACGGCGCTCAGCTGAGGCAGCTTATCAGGCTCCCTCCTTGGCGCGACACCCTCCCGGTTGGGTCGCTCAGCAGCATCGATTAAAGGGTGACGATTACTTGCGCTCGTCACAGGCGCTCCCGAGCCGAACCTTGTCCTGTTGGGATCACAGGTGAAAGGAGGAAAGGTTGAGCCGATGGGAATGTCAGTTGAGACTCCCCAAGGACTCCACAGGCCGGCGTGATTGATGCTCCGGGGGAACGGAGAGAGCGGGTTCCCGGAATCGAACCGGGAAGGGCCAGTACCCGCATGAAAAGCCCGCTCCAACTGAACCGAGTGGAACTCGACCGTTAACGCTGGAGCAGACCATGCAGAGGCTGCCCGGAGCAGCTTGCCATTTATTTGCGTGGCCATGGGCCATTCTCCCATGGACAATGAGGATAGGCGTGCTTCCCGACGCCTCGTTTTAAAGGATTGCACCACATGGCATCACATGTTTGCAGCGGAAGACTTGCCTGCAAACCTCTCCTTCACCTGATTAGCGTCTCTCTTCCGCCACCACGCAGTTTGCAGTTGCTGGGATTTACCTGCGCACTGTTTACGATTTCAGCGTGTTACCAACTAGCAACATTCCGGGAGCAAACGTGATTGGCTGCGCGAGATGAATTTCCATGTTGAGCATTACCGGCATCTTTCTTCCCGCGATGAGTCGAATCAGACGATGGCGAATAGATTGCATTTAAAATACCTCCTTTTAATGGACAAAAAACAGACGCCCGAGAATGGCCCACAAACAGGCGTTCTTGGTCCGCTCCCTTCCAGATGGGGGCGGAACAGTATGGAACGCAATTTTGGGCCGTCCTCGGCCGTCTGAGATAGCATTGCGCCTGATGCTAGACCTACATCGGCGTTGAAGCAGCGATCACGAGAGGAGCTTTGCACCGTATGCAAAAAGCCGACCACTTGGGCCGGCTGGGTCATCAAGGCATTCATGCCTCATCGGTGTCTCTCTCGATATCTCACTGATACCAATTTATCACGGCTGGAACCAAGCAGTTTAAGGGTCTTTGAAAACTTTTCGGAGGAAAAATTAAACGGTTTTTCAATTTGTCTTTCGCATCAAATCATACATGGTGTATTATATGAGCAAGCAATGGTTGATGCTGTATTTATATACTAAATTAAGGGAGTGTGCCGCGCATGGTCGTTCGAGCTTCCAGGGGAATTGAAGCGCCGGTTCGCCAGAAGGTCGCGCTCTACATTCGTGTGTCATCCGAGGAGCAGGCTGTTAGTGGCTTCGGCCTTGACGTTCAACGTGAGCGCCTGACAGCCTTCGCAAAGTCCCAAGGCTGGGATGACGTTGAACTCTATATGGATGATGGCTATACAGGGACCAACACGAATAGGCCGGCCCTAAAGCGTCTGATTCGTCATGTCGAGGCAGGAAAGATTCATACAGTCGTAGTATATAAACTGGATCGCCTCGGCCGGAAGCAGAAAGATGTGCTCGAGCTGTTGGAGGACGTCTTTGAAAAGAATGGCGTTGCCTTCAAGTCGGCCACTGAACCGTTCGACACATCGACTCCGCTTGGAAAAGCCATGCTCGGCATCCTGGCGGTCTTTGGCCAACTCGAACGCGACATGATCATTGAACGGACGACATCGGGACGGCGCGAGCGAGTAAATCAAGGCATGTGGCACGGCGGCCGTATCCCCTTCGGCTACCATTGGAACAAGGAAGCTAAGGTGCTCGAAATCAAGCCGGATGAAGCAGCCATAATCCGGGAAATATACAAGCGGTTCCTTCAGGGACAATCAAGGTTAGCTATCGCGGAGTGGGCGCAGTCCAGAACGACAGCTCGCAAGATGACTCATACAGACATCCGCGATATCCTAGTCCGCCCTCTCTATGCGGGGAAGTTGCTGAATGCTGGTTTGATCGTCGAAGGGAACCATGATGCCATCATAGACGAGGACACTTGGAACATGGTTCAAGCCGAAAACGCCAGGCGGAAGGAAGGGGCATCTCCAGTGGGGGAATACTTGCTGACAGGGCTCTTGCAATGCGGAATATGCGGCGGCCCGGTTGTTCATGTTAAACGTAGAACCCATAGGAACGGGAAGGAATATCTGTATGAACTTTATGCCTGCCAAAAACAGCATGTAAGAACGAAGGACAGAGGCGCGAGCTGCAGCAATAAGTATCACAATCGCGCAAAAGTCGAGGCAATCGTCATCGAAGATATCCGCAACTTGTCATTGCTGGATCCCAAGCGGCTCGATGCTATACTCGAACAGCAATCCAACACCCAGGATTCCACCGATGCCCGCAATGCCCTGCAGCACCGCTTGGAGACGATCGAGACGGGAATTGAAAATCTGTACGACGCCATTCAAAGCGGGGCCGTCAAAGCGTCGGCATTGGGAAATAGAATTACCCGGCTTGAGGAGGAACGCGAGTCGGTCCAGTTGCAGCTTGATGATCTTGACGATGAACCGGAGATAAAGAACTCGGCGGCAGCTCGTAAGATGCTTCAGGATCTACACAAGATGTGGGACTTCCTTACGGAAGAAGAACAGAAGCAACTGATTCGAAAAGTCGTGACGCGAGTCGTTCTCCATTCAGAATCGCCGCCAGAAATAGTGCTCAACCTCGCGAAATAAGCTTCTTCATTTTATCTGTGTTTCGGGAAGACGTTCAACAAAATGAAGCTGCAGTACGATCTCGGCCTCAGCAAAATCTACGAGCTCGTCATCAATTCGAACCCCTGCTACGCCTTCCTGCTCGATGGCAACTCGCTCATCCAGAACAAGCTCATCGTCGCCCATGTGCTCGCCCACTGCGACTTTTTCAAGAACAACGCCCGCTTCTCCGGCACCAACCGGGACATGGTCGAGAGCATGTCCGCGACGGCCGAGCGGGTCGGCCAGTACGAGATGCTCTACGGAACGGAGACCGTCGAGCGTTTTATCGACTCCGTGCTCGCGATTCAAGAGCATATCGATCCGACTCTTGTGAAGCCCCGCCAGCTCGACAAGTCGAAGCGAGACGAATACCTGCGCAGGGAAGCCGAGAACGCGGAGGAGCGGCCGCCTGGAGAGTACGACGACCTGTGGCGGCTGGAGGAGGTCTCGTTGGAAGAAGAGGCGGGACCGCCGGAGCCGCCGAAGTTCCCCCTTCGTCCCGAGAAGGACCTCGTCTGGTTCATTGAGGAGCATTCGGCCCATCTCGCCGACTGGCAGCGGGACATCATGAGCATGCTGCGCGAGGAAATGCTCTATTTCTGGCCGCAGATGGAAACCAAGATCATGAACGAGGGCTGGGCTTCCTACTGGCATCAGCGGATTATCCGCGAGATGGATCTCGACAGCGAGGAGACGATCGAGTTCGCCAAGCTGAACGCCTCCGTGGTCGTGCCGGGCCGCGGCAGCCTGAACCCATATTACCTGGGGCTGAAAATATTCGAGGATATCGAGAAGCGCTGGGAGGACCCGACGGAGGAAGACCAGCGCCGCTTCGGCTACAAGCCCGGAAGGGGCAGGGAGAAAATATTCGAGGTCCGGGAGCTGGACTCCGACACCTCCTTCCTCCGCAATTACTTGACCAAAAAACTGGTCGACGATCTCGACCTGTACATTTTCGAGAAGAAGGGCCCCGAATGGAAAATCACCGACAAGGCGTGGAAAAACATCCGCGAGCAGCTCGTCTACTCCCGCGTCAACGGCGGATTTCCCGTCATCGAGGTGCATAACGGCGATTTCAACCGGGCAGGCGAGCTGTATCTGGTCCACCATTATGAAGGCGTGGAGCTGGACCTGAAGTATGTGGAGCGCACGCTCCCCCCATGTCGTCGCCCTCTGGGGCAAATCCGTGCATCTGGAGACAGTCGTCGAGGACAAGAAAATCGTCTTCAGCTGCGACGGGAAGAAGACGAGCCGGAAGTTTATTTGAACGTTAATTTGTTTTGA